TGAAGATTCCGCAAATCCAGACGCATCGCCGTTTGTGATCGACGCATCAGGCAATGTGGCGGTAGGAAAAACGACAGCGTCCACTGCGCTCGACGTAACGAATAATGGCGCTTCAGGAGACACCCTGTGGGTGACGGGGGGAGGTAATACTCAGGCGCGGTTTATTCAGTCGTCGTCTACGGGCTTTGTAGCTATCGGCGCGCGCTCAAGCACCTCGTCGATGATCGGTGCTTTCCGAACTGACGCCCCGTTCGTTGCTGACTTGGCGCTGAACCCGGACGGCGGTAATGTTCAAATAGGCAACGGCAACCTCGTCCTCGGCACCGCTGGCAAAGGCATCGACTTCAGCGCGAACGCCAACGCGCCGGGGATGACCAGCGAATTGCTGACGTGGTATGAGACCGGCACATGGACGCCTGCTGATGGGTCGGGAGCAGGGCTCAGCATAACCGTGGCGGCGGCTACATACGTCAGAATTGGTAAAATGGTATACGCTACTTTCGGCGTGACGTATCCTGCAACGGCGGATGCATCTAACGCCCGAATTAACGGGCTTCCGTTTACGGCGCAAAATTCAGCCGTGAGTATGCACCCAGTGGCCATAAGTTTTACTACCGCGGCGGGGCTTCTTTCGGGGGTTGTTGATAGCAATGGCACTGCGTGTATTTTTGTAGCTAATGGCGGAGCTGTGCTAACTAATGCGAACTTATCCAGTGCGATAGTTCGGGGCACCGCTATCTACGAGGTGGCATAATGGCGCTGACCAAAGTAACATACTCCATGATTGAAGGTGCTGCTACCAGCGTCTTAGATTACGGTGCGGACCCGACAGGCGCAACTTCTTCGGTCGCGGCTTTTAACGCAGCTTTGGCACTCGGCGGCACGGTTTACGTTCCAAGCGGAACCTATAAGCTAGATAGCCGCGTTGAATTGCTGGTTGACGGCACAACGCTTTGGCTCGCAGCCGACGTTACGTTGAACCTTTCCGGTGTGTCTGCCACCCAATCCCCTTTTGGCAACCAAATTCATGTCTACGCAAACAACTGCGCGGTAATCGGTAGCGGGCCGTCCAGCCTGCTCCAGATAACAAACGGAAGCCAAGCGAACGCCGTTGGCGTTTTGCATCATCACGGGCTCACTGTCAGCAATATCACCATTGATGGCGATAAGGCTAACGGTAGCGCCATTGCTGACGACACCTTCATGTCTGGCGTTTCGATTGTAGTTACGACTGCTGGTGGCGCAACCGAAGACGTAAAAGCGGTCGTCGAAAACTGCACAATCCGCAACTTTTTGCAGTACGGTATAAATGTTTACGGCGACCTTGCGTCCGACATTAAAATTCAAAACTGCACAATTACGGACAATGGAAAGGCTGGGGACGCGCTTTCGGTCGGCGCAGGGATTGTTTGCACGCGGGCCAACTCGCGTATTTTTATCGCCAACAACACCGTAAACAACAATAAGTTTATGGGTGTATTTTGTTCTTCCGCTGGCGAAGATGGAACTGATTGGACGATTACCGGGAATATTTGCTCTGGAAATGGCCATAACGGTATAGGGTTTACTGAAAACGCAATTTACTTTTCAACTGCAAACGTTGGGCTGAAAAACATCGCCGTCACAGGAAATGTTTGCCGCGATAATGGCCGCTCCGGTATTGAATTATCTGTCGATACCGTAGGCTTTCTTAAAGAATTTACTATTACCGGAAACGTCTGTAACGACAATACGCTTAACGGTATCGGACTTCTTTGCACCAACACAGCACCGCAGATTGTGTCAGATGTAATTGTTCTGGGTAACACCTGCGTAAACAATGGGTCGGATAACCAAGTCGCGGGCGATTTTTGCGAAAATATTCAAGGACTTCTTCGGCCATTTACGCCGTTTATCCGAGGCTCCAGCAGCGCTGGAACCGCAACCTATAGCGCACAAAACGGCGCTTATATTCGTGTTGGTCAGACGGTAACATTCGAACTAGTGCTTGATTGGACTGGTCACACGGGAACCGGCAGCATGGAAATTGCAGGTTTTCCGTATGCGTCTGATGCTGGCGAACCGGGGTCACAATTTTGGGCTTTTGCTGATGGATTGACCATAACCGGGCAGGCAACTTTTGGTTTGACAGGCGGCCAAACTTACGGACCCGTATATTACGTCAACAACGGAACCGCCGCACCGCTGGCTATGGACGCCGCCGCCGCGCTTCGCGTTAGTGGAGCCTATATAACGCCCGCGTAACCAAGATTGCCAGCCTGCAACAAATGTTGTAGTCTGGCCTACAACCGTACTGATGCGGAACATCAGGTGACTTGAAAGGGTCAAAACCAAATGAGCGATGATGCTCCTGAACTAGCGGAAGTGCCCGCGCCAGAACTCGAAGCCACGGCAGCAGTCGAGCCTGTAGAAAACGAAACGCCGGAAGAGCAGCCTGTCGAACAGGAAGCGACCAAGACCTTCACGCAAGAAGAATTGGACGCCATTGTTGGCAAGCGTCTTGCAAGAGAGCAGCGCAAGTGGGAGCGCGAACAGGCTCAAAGGCTCGCGGAACAGCAAGCCCGGCAGCAGCCGGTCGATCTGGCCCCAGAGCAGTTTGAGACCTACGAGGATTACGCCGATGCGTTAGCAGAGCGTAAGGCCGAGGAACTGCTGGCACGCCGCGAAGCGGAACTCCAGCAGCGCGCATTGCTTGACGCCTATCACGACCGCGAAGAGGCGGCTCGGGACAAGTATGACGACTTCGAAATGGTCGCCTACAACCCCGATCTCCCCGTCACGGAAGCGATGGCTAGGGCTATCCAAGCGTCTGACATCGGACCCGACGTGCTTTACCACCTCGGGAGCAATCCGAAGGATGCCGCACGCATTTCGCGACTGGACCCGATCTTGCAGGCTCGGGAAATTGGAAAGATCGAAGCGCAGCTTGGTGCTGCTCCTCCGGTCAAGAAAACCTCCAACGCCCCGGCACCGATTGCTCCTGTCACCGCCCGGACCACTGGTTCGCCCGCGTTTGACACCACCGACCCTCGTTCGACCAAGTCGATGAGCACGTCGGAATGGATCGAAGCGGAACGGCTGCGGCAGATCAAGAAGTACGAGGCACAACGCAACCGCTAATTTGGGATTACCACCATGTCCAACAGCATTCTTACTATCGACATGATCACGCGGAAGGCTCTCGAAATCCTCGAGAACAACCTCGTGCTCACCCGCAACGTGAACCGCCAGTACGACGACAGCTTCGCCGTCGAAGGCGCCAAGATCGGTTCGACCCTGCGCATCCGCCTGCCGGACCGCGCTCTCGTCACCGACGGTGCCGCCCTGCAGGTTCAGGACGACAACGAACAGTTCACCACCCTGACCGTTGCTTCGCAGAAGCACATCGGCGTGAACTTCACCACCGCCGAACTGACCATGCAGCTCGACGACTTCGCCGAGCGCGTTCTGAAGCCGCGTATCTCGCAGCTTGCCTCGTCGATTGACGCGGACGTTGCCAACGCGTTCAAGACCATCGGTAACTCGGTCGGCACCCCGGGCACCACGCCGGCTACTTCGGCTGTCCTGCTGGCCGCCCAGCAGAAGCTGAACGAAAACGCCGCTGTGATGTCGCCGCGCTACGCAACCGTTAACCCGGCTGCTAACGCTGGTCTGGTCGAAGGCATGAAGGGCCTCTTCAACCCGACCGACACCATCAGCAAGCAGTTCAAGAACGGCCTGATGGGCACCGGCGTGCTTGGTTTCGACGAAATCAACATGTCGCAGTCGATCAAGCAGTTCACCACCGGTTCGCGTACCGCCACCGGCGGCACGACCTCGGCTGCTGTCACCTCGGAAGGCGCCACCACGATCTCGATCACTGGCGCTGGCGCGGCTGCCACTGTCAAGGCCGGCGACGTGTTCACCGTTGCTGACTGCTACGCTGTCAACCCGCAGACCCGTGAAAGCACCGGTTCGCTGTTCCAGTTCGTCGCTCTGTCTGACGTGACCCTGAACGGCTCGGGCGCTGGCTCGATCACGGTTTCGCCGATCTACTCGGCCGACCACGCTCTTGCCACCGTCAACGCTCTGCCGGGCAACAGCAAGGCTGTCGTGTTCGTCGGTGCGGCTTCGTCGCAGTACGCGCAGAACCTCGTGTACCACAAGGACGCGATCACCTTCGCCACCGCCGACCTTCTGCTGCCGCAGGGCGTCGACATGGCCTCGCGTCAGGTGCACAACGGCATCTCGCTCCGCGTTGTCCGTCAGTACGACATCAACAACGACCGTATGCCCTGCCGTATCGACGTTCTGTACGGCTACAGCACCATCCGTCCGCAGATGGCTTGCCGCCTCTGGGGCTAACCCGCACACGGCCCCCGGCAAACGTCGGGGGCCAATTCTGATTAAGGAGATTTATTATGGCTCTTCCTAATGGTGCTGGTGGCTACCAGCTTGGTGATGGCAACCTGAACGAAGCCGTTATGGGCTACGCTCCGGCGCCGGCAACCGCTACGGTTACCGCTACCCTGACCGCTGCTCAGGTTCTGTCGGGCATTCTGCTGGGTTCGCCCGGCACCTCGGCTGCTTCGTACACCCTGCCGACCGTGGCAGACCTTGAAGCCACCCTGTCGAGCGCCAAGGTCGGCAGCACGTTCAACCTGTCGGTTGTCAACGTCGATGGGTCGTCGTCGGGCGTCATCACTCTCGTTGCCGGCACGGGCTGGACCATTGTTGGTCTGGCTACCGTTGTCGCCACCGCGGGGACCGCTCAGATGTTCCGCGCTCGTAAGTCGGGCGACGGTGCATGGACGCTGTACCGCGTCGGTTAATGGTTTTGCCCCGGCTTTGGCCGGGGCAAACTTTCTTCGGAGGGTACTATGCCTAACACCAAAGCAGTCGGCGTTGCTTACGCTGACCCGCAGTTTGAAAGCGTTTCGGTTACCGGCGCTCTCACCGCCGACACCGTAACTTCGTCGGCATCTTCAGGTGTTGTGGCCGCCAACAGCAACGCTGGCGTTTACATCCTGAGCACGGCGATCACCGCCAACTCGACCACCACTTCGGCTCCTGCCGGTTCGCTGGGCATCACCACGAACGCGACCGGCCGTGGTAAGCTGTTCTACGCGGACGGCACCAAGT